ATTAAGAGTAAAGTCAGGAACCTTATGACCTAGTGCCTGTGTTTTACTTTCTGCTAGAATGTTGTCTACATTGCTTTCATATGAATCCATTACGATATGTAAGTCATCAAATGATGTGTAGTAATCAGGCATCTTGTCGTTACGTACAAGGATAGGTGTATTACCATTTACGTCATAGACTGTATCTACGTTATCACCATCCCTGTTTAGTGTCAGAAACACTAGAGGTTCAATGTATTCTATTTCTTTAAACTCAGTACCATTGGTAGTACTAATGTTATAACGTAGGAAGTCGACACGCTTAACTGACTCAGGTACTTGGAAGTGTGTAGGACGTGCTGAGTTAGATAAACTTACAAGTCTAATTAATTCTTGGTGTTCAGGTATCATACGTGTAGATACCATGTTGTAGTAAACATCACGTACTACAGAGGCGATCTGTTCCGCTTCAATAGAATCGCTAATGCTGTTCACATCCTCAGAGTCCATGTCGGACAGGATGTTCTGGACTATCTGTAGTAATGTTCTTTTCATTATGAACCATCCACTGAAACTACAAACCACAATTCAGTATGTGAGGAAGCACCACCATCACAACTTACTCTAATGTAGTCACTTGCTGTGACTGTGTTGTTAGATGAAGGAGCTAAAGTATCTACATCTCCTGCAGCAGAACCTGATGAAGTAACTACAACAGTTCCCATAGAGTTTCCTGCAGAGTTACGGAATGTAAACGTAACATCTCCACCTGCAACTGCACCTGATGTTACTGACTGTACTTTAGAGATTGTACCTGCATAAGGCATTGGTAAGTAAATATCTGATGATGTAGAAATATCTTCAAAGTGTGCAGTGATCATATATCGACGTGAAGTCCAAGCACCTGATCCTGCACCGTCTGCGACATACACTTCACCTGCACTCGCTGTAGACGCACCCTTCGGCTCGTGGAGATAGGGGTCTGTAAGTGCTGAGTGGTTTACGTTTGCCATTTAAATAGTCTCCTAGAGCATAAGGAAGGTAGCCCCCGAAGGGACTACCAATTAGTTAGTTATACGTTAGGGTTTGAAACCACAGTAACGATACCTTCTGGACGGTACTTCTTAACACCGTAACGAGCAGTTGTAACATACTCGTGACGTTGGTAATCTTTGTTGTACTCGTAATCCACCTCTGGCATCTGACGCCATGCACCCACGAATGGGTTAGCTGTAGCATCTGCAGAGAAGAACAAGTTAGCAACACCGTTTGTTGAAGAGAAGTCGTTAGTTGTAGAACCGTCACGCTCTGCTAGTGCAGCATCTGCGACAGTGTTCTTCAAGTAGTTCGATGTATATACGTCGAAACCGTATACGTTTGCAACAAAGCGCATACCCGTTGCGATACCGTCACGAACAATACCTTCCCACATTGGGTTGTTTGATACGTTAACCAAGTTAGTCAGTGTGTTCAACTGGAACTCAACTGATGGGTCAACGATAGCAACCATACCACGATCAGGAACATTAGACTTCTTCAATGCATAACGTGCAAAGGCAAAGTCAGCAAGTTCCATAACACCGCCGTTACCACCTGAGATACGGTGTGCAACACCATCAGTGGTTTCTGCAGAGTTAGCTGTTACACCAACTTCAGGAGAAGCAAACGTAGTTGACTCAAAGTGTTCCATGATTGCACGTTCCTGCTCTGGAACAAAACGTGCTTCAAGTTGTGCACTGTAGAATGAGTCTTGCGCTGCTTTCTTAGTGATGTAAGAAGCTGATTGCAAGTATTGGTCAACAGTGAATGAAAACTCTGCAGTGTCCATTGGGACATATGATACTGCATTATCTTCAGTGTATGTTGATACAGTTGTTTCACCGATGGTTGGGATAGTGAATGTGTCACCATCTGGGAATCCATCTAGAATACGCACATAACGCTGTGCTTGCATTTCGTCACGCAGAATCTCTTTCAGTTCTGAGGAGTATACCTCTGAACGAATCAGACGCTGCATGTCTGTGTTGGAGGAAATCATACCAGCCATTGAGCTAGTCCTTTCTTAAAGTTAGTTGCCGAACTTATCTCCCATCCGCATCTTATCATCCATAAGCTGTTGTTGGATTTTAGGGGAGTAGTACAGGTTACGATTTTCTCGACGAAGCTTCTGGTAGTATTGCCAATTACGCTCCGAAGAGTTTTGCATGTTGACACTTTCAGTACGCACAGACCCTTGAGTAATAGGCTTAAAGGTCTGTTGTTTCTCACCGATCAATGCAAAGAATGCTGATGGTGATTCTGCAGCAAGTTCTTGCATACGCTCCATACTAATACCAAGTTCTTGTGACTTGTTGACTAGCATGTTGTGAGCTTCAGTACCATACGTTTCTTGTAGTACACTGTCTACAGTACTGATGTTCTGCTTTGCTGTAGCTTGATTCTCACGCTCTGTTAGTGTCTTTTCGACAAGGCTCTTTAAATCATCTTCACTCACTGCAAGGTTGGTATTACCTTCAGTATTCGTGCCACCGTTATTGTTATTGGACTCTAGAGGTTTTTCGTTGGTGGGAGCCGAAGCCTTTCCCTCTAGTTGTTGTAGTAACTGTGACGCATAGTCTTGCTTACCAAGGTCTTCTCGCATTTGTGAGAGTTGATCCTCAAGGTTCTTGATATAAACATCTGCCTCAAGTTTACCTTTAGCTAGTACTTCTGGGTCTTTCCAGTTATCACCACGTGTCTCTACGAGCTTCTGCAAATAAGATTCCTGTGGTTGAGTCTCTTGTTGCGTAGTCTCGGCTGTAGTCTGACCTGCCTGTGGTTGGGTGTTATCAGACTGTGTTTCATCAAAAACTGACATAATTATTTATGATCCTTACGGTTGAGGTCTATTAATCTTAACAAGTCGTCTAGAGCAGCATTGTACTCATTAACGGCTATTTGTTTTTCAGCCCATCCTGGGCCGTAGTCACGTACAGATTCTTTCTTATATAGAGTCTGTTCGATAACATCTTGCAAGTCATCAAAGGCATTTCTGTAGTACATTACCTGTTCGATGCGCTTGGCTTTTTCCTCACCCCTTAGACCTTTTGTCCAAGCTGAGTGCATATTATAATCCCATCTCCGATGCTTCCATTAGTCTCTCTTCATTTGCAGCTTGTAGGTCTTGAACTTTAGACTGTGTTTCCATTTGTTCGTCTACTGCAACATTATCTGCAAACAAGGTTGGTTCACCAAGTTCGTAGGCAATGATACGAGCTAGTTCTTTACCTGACAAGTGTGGTGCAACAGTAGGGTCTTGTGCCTTGACTGCAGCCATCTGAATTAGATTCTGTAGTCTACGAGCACGTTCAGCAAAGTGTCTTGCTCCTACTGGTACAATCTTACCGCTAGACGTAATGTCTTCACGAGTAATATCTAGGAACTTCATAAAGCCCTGATCTTCATCTAGTACACGGATAGTGTCTGATCTGTTCATATATCGACGTGCATTCTCAAGCATAGTATTCAAGATAGGTTCAATGAATGTACGCTCGAAGTGTGCAGCCTTGTGTTCAAAGATACGAGATGCAGAGTTCTGTAGTGTCTGTACTTCGAATGCAGTCTTCTCACCTGGGGTACGGATACCCATAGCTTGACGAGGAGCACCTGCCATTTCTTCCATCTTGTTCTCTAGGACTTGAATCTGTAGGTCTGCATTTAGTGCAGTAGCATCAGGAGCCATATAACCTACATCACCCTCTTCGCCCATGTATATACGAGCACCAGGTTCGAAGTCGAAGTCCTCTACGTCACCCTTGACTTTTAGAATAGGGTAAGCAATCTGATCGAATACGTCTGCCTTTAGGTTCTCTAGGTGATCAATGCGGTACTGCATACCTACAAGATTATCTAGTGGACCCATAGAGTAGAGGTTGTCTGGACGGTTACGCCACCCACTGTGGAAGATAGGAGCCTTACCCATCCATGATGGATTCTCTTGGTTGTCTAGAACATACGCACGATCTACGATTGTAATCACACGGTCTGACATAAACTCACCAGACTCTTGATCGTAGACATCACCGTAGAATGTTAGAATCTCTACGTAGTCTGATTCGTAGTACTGTTGGATGTTAGAGAAACCATCTGCTACAAAACCCTCACCCTTGTCGATGTGACCTTCTGATGAAGATATAGTCTGACGAGCACCAAGCATCTTATCGAATACTTTAGATAAGTACTCATTATTAGGATCAGCATCTATCATACGTTTGATTTCACCTAGAGATTTAATACTCTTAATAATCTTAGGTGAGTCTTCGAAGGATGCTGCAGTAGGGTTAAAGCAAATATCGTATGGTGAGATACGGACTAACTTAGGTCCAATGTATTTAGGAATGTATTCACCATTCTCTTTAGTAGTGAATCCATCATTCCACTCGACCATAGAGAAGCAGTTACCGTATAGAATCCAATCTTGAATCAAGTCGGATACTGTTGTAACGAAACCTGACTGAGATACTTTGTTATCCATATACGCTTGGATAATCTCACGCTTCTCTTTACGTGCTGAGTCTCGTGTATCTGCTTCCCACTTCATCCACTTCTGTTGTGGGAACAATGTAGCAAAGTAGTTAGCGTGTAGGTTATCTGCAATCTGTGTAATCTTAGGAGTAGTCGTTGTGTTAGACCAAGGAAGGATTGCGTTAGCAGTAGTAGTCGTATCTGTAGCGTATACGTAGTTACGTAGTTCTTTACTTTGTTCGATCCAATCCTGACGAAGCTTGTTCCAAGTATTCCACTTGTTAGCTATTTCTACAGCAAGGTTATCTGGATCAATGATTTGTTCGATGTCGATAGTTTCCATTATCTACTCCCTGCTCTGAAACGACTATTCGCCCAGACAATATTGCTTTCACGTTTCCTATTAAGGTTACGAGTTGGACGCACAGCCATATCTACGGCAGATGCTAGAGCGTCAATTACGTCATCATGTGGTGGGTTACGAGTAGACAGTTCGTCTTCTAAGTACTGTGTGTTACCCCCACGGTAATGCCACATTTGAAGGTTATCATATCTAGGCTCTAAGACAGAAGCGATACGCTCTTGTTTATTACCTTGTTGCTTGTTAGGTCTAAACTCATCAATACTAAGAGACAGACCGTGTTGTTTAATTAACTCTTTTAGTTGCTTCACGATAGCCATCTGTGCAACAGTAACCTCTGCACGTAGCTTACGGAATGACCACTTACTATGCATATCAAAGATGTGATCGAAGTACTCTGATATACGTTCTGTTCTGAACCTGTCGATGTCTAGAACATAAACATTATTATCTGCATCTACTCCTACAAGCACCAAGGCAGTGTAGTCAGCTTTTGCTCTCATACTAAACGCAAAGTCAATAGCAGCGAATAGATTAAGTTTACTATCTTTGTAGAACCAGAAGCCATTATCTAGATGTAAGTGCTTCCTGTCGAAGTATTGTATCTTGTCTCGACCTACAGGTACGTTATCTGGATCACTAGGATCATTGTAGTACTGTGCTCTAAACTGACCTTTGTCGAGGTACTTACCACGTTTCTTAGCAAGTGTAGCTATATCGAATCCGAACCACTTACCATCCTTACGTTGTTGCTTGGGCCAGAGGAACTCACCAGTACCGTCACCACGATTCTCTACAGGTTTCTCTAGAATCTCGTATATCTGATCCTCGCCTGTCTGTTCACCCTGATCATCGTAGAGAACTTCTTTCATCTCCATAAGATCGTTGTACAAGTCCTTACTGTGATAACGTGTACCTACTACCCATTCCCTAGCGTCAGCACCTTCGATAGACGACAGCAATGAGTACTGACTTGCTACCTTGTTACGGCCCTCTAGGGTAAGAGCATTCTCAGCTACAACTACGTCATCAAGTACAGCAATGTCACAGTGTAGACCTGTCAGTGATGTAGTTAGACCACCTGTAAAGATACTAGGATCACGGACGTTCTCTTGCTTACGTAGTGGGTGATCTAAGCTAATCTCTGAGTTAGTCCACCGTGTACGTTTACCCTCTTCAGCGTGTATATGTTCAGGCCAGTAACGTCTATAGATTTCTGAGGTAAAGATACCTTTAATGAAACTAAGTTGTTTCTCAGCGAGGTTTGCTGTAGCAGAGATATACAGGATACGTAGTGTAGGGTCTTTAGTTAGCTCCCATGCTACCCTGTAAGCAACTAGCCTTGACTTACCGTGGTCACGTGGAAAGAGAAGAAGCTGATAGTTACGTGCGTCCTCTCTTGTCCACCATTCTATGACCTCTTTATGGCAATCCCCTAAGACCTGTTGTGGGGCAACCAACTGAATAAAGAACTCTAGATCATTCTCAGCCGCTTGCCGTATCTGGTCTAATGCTTGCTTTGCCATGTTGTATCCTTATGGTTAAGGTGCTACAGGCCAGTCCTCGTCTGCTAGGTTAGGCCATGCGTCTAGATCAGTTAAGTCACGTAGTTCTTGACGGTACGTAGCCCATGCAGTCTTGTCTTCGTTAGACAAAGGACTATCATTCATCTGAGTCCAATCGGTGTCAGCTAGTAGCTTATCACGAGTAGTACGATTAGTCTCAGCAACTTTAGCATCTAGCCCCGCCTGATAAGCCGCCTCATGCTCTACCTTGGTTGTCGTAACGCCATCCTCATCAGTAGTGTCTTGGAACATGTCACGGGCAACGTAGTTCTCCACCCAGTTGCCATTAGCATCTTGGACAACACCATCACGCACTGACGTTTGGTATGCGCCTACGGTAGCCGCTGGGCTGCGTAGCACAGGGTCTAGGTCTAATGCGTCTAGGGTTGCCGCTTTCCATACACGAGGTAGGGACATGTTGCTGTAGTGCTGTCTCCACGCTCCTTGCGATTGGACAAGTCCTGTTGTTCTGTTTCTGTATTCACTCATTAGATTGATCCTTTCATATGAGTTTGATTATGCTATTGCGTAGAAGATGTAGTCGCCTGTTCCAACTGCATCTGATGGGATAGTAAACCCTGATGAATAAGGGTCTATCATATCGTATGAACTGTCTTCAGCAGCGGTGCTGTTTAATAATAGTGCAGGGTCATTTCCTGCTACGATACCTCTAGTGCTGTCTA